TATGACGCGCCCAGACGAATGGCCTCGGTCATGACCTCGGCCCATGCCTCGCCGAACGTCATCTCGTCCCTGGCGAGCGCGCCGGCCACATCGATCGTCATGGACCGCAGGCGCGGCGTGACATGCTCGCGAAACGCGATGGCGAACGCGGATGACGGCACCAGCATGGGATCACTCCCCCGCCGGCGCGAGTTCCTCTTCGCACGGGCAACCGCCCGCCAGCTTGGCCGTCGCGGCTTCGATCATCCATTGGCGGAGCGTCTTGCCGCTGACAGCGGCGGCGACCCGGACGGCATGATGCAAATCGGGCGGCGCCTCGATGAAGAGGGGCTTTCCACGGCGGTCTGACATTTTCCGATCCCTTTAATTCTAGGCAGAATGCGCCGTCACGGAACTGTCGTCAACCGCTCACACCCCGACCAACACCAGGCCGTCCGATGCGCGGGTGGCTCCCGTGTATAGCAGCCGCCGCACTTCCAGCGGACTTTCCGCCATCTTCGAGCGGACATTGGGGATATCGAGGAAGGTGAACCGGAAGGTCGATCCCTGCGAGGCGTGCAGCGTCATGGCATAGATCGACTGCGCGCGAATGAATTGATCCTTGAACTCGTGGAACTGATCCCACAAGGAATTGTCTACCTTACACATATCGCGCATCTCATTGAGCCTGATCTGATATCCAGTGAAATCACGCGGCAGATGAATGTCATGGTCAACACCAGCCTCGGTCTTTACCTTCATGTCCCAGGTGCCAATGCCCAGGTGCGCTCCTGATTCGATCGCCAGCACCGTTACTTCCTCGTTGGTGGCGATCTGAACCGATTCCTCGACTATCAGCGGCGAGCGCATCAGCGCCATCTCGCCGGGCAGGAACGGCGGCGCGCCTGGCCGCACCGCGCTGTCACCGTGTATCCAGCGCCGAATACGAGTGTTGATCTCCGCCACGCGATCGTTGGTGTAGCAGAGGTAGCGTGCGAAGTCGGGATCGGCATGGAACGCCTCGCACGTCATGGCACGGCGCAGCCAGGCGTCCACGTCAGCGCGCGGCGGCACGAATACCCCGGTCTTCTCCAACGCTGTCCCAGGCGTTCCCCGTGCCTCGCGCGCCCAGGACCAGTCCATGGGCAGATCGGGGTTATCCTGCGTGCCGCGGATGACGGACGCGGCGGCGATGATGGGGTTGCCTTCGGCCTGCCGGCAGATCGTGTCCAGATGGCTCGCGGGCATCACGTCGAAGGCGCGGCTTTCCGCCTCGCCCACGGGAGGGATTTGCGCCTTATCCCCAATCAACACCACCGCCTTGCCGGCGAGGTATCGATCAATATGCTGCATCAGCGAAGAATCCAGCATGGACGCCTCATCCACGAATATCAGGTCTTCAGGAATTGGCCTGGCGTGTGGCGCGCGGACGAACACCTGACGATCGCCTTGCGCCTTGGGGCGTAGCGACAGCATCGAATGGATGGTGCCGCAGGGGATATCCAGACCGGCGGCCACCAACTTGCGCGACAGCACGGCGGCGGCTTTGTGTGTCGGCGCGGCGAGCCGGACACGGGACTGTCCGGCAATGGTGCGCCGACTGGCGTGATCGGCGGCGATGGCCTGCACCAGCGTCGTTTTACCGGAGCCGGCCACGCCGGTCAGCAAATGCGGGCGCCGCATGACAATGGACGCCTCGATTTGCTCGCGTGCCCGCGCCTGGTCCTCATTCAGTTCCACGTTGAAGGTCATGTGTCCCGCACTGGTTTCACGTCGTCATCAATCAGCGGCACACGCAGGAACTCCGGTGGCCTGCCGCGCCAACCTCGAATGTAATAGTGGTCCTCTTCCTTGACCGCCACGAAATGAATCGGCCAAAGGAAGAGGTCCGTGATCACACCGCCGATGGTTTTGTCCGGGTTGAGCCATAGTTCGCCGGTGTGCGATGGCGGCTCGTTTGGCGGCTTGAACGAGCGGTCAGTTTTTTCCGGCATCAGAACGGAATCTCATCGTCCAGATCACCCCCGCGTGGAGCGTCCCAAGATGGAGCGGGCGACTTCGCGGGCGCCGCCGCTTTTGGCGCTGCCGGACGTGGTGACGCCTTGGCCTGGCCATTCCTGGCGATGTAATCCGCCACGGAATTGTTGGCTGGATAATCGCCCTGAGCGGGCTTGATACGCAATTTCAACTGACCCTGCTTGCCGACCATATCGAACGGGTCAAGATTCCCTTGATCGTATTCCGATTCAATGCCGATGGATTCACAAAAATGGCGGACCTTGCTTTGCCATTTTTCATCGGGAAGAAGGTAGTCGAACACTGTTCGTTTGTTGCCTTCCGCGTTGAAAACATGAAGTGTCAACTTCACCATGTCATTGCCTGATTTGCTGCGATCATCGGCCGCGTCATGGACCTCGAAATCGTAATCGCCGGGGCGCCACGGGGCGAATGCGTTACTGGCGGCATCGGCGACTTCCTTGCTTACAGGTGTCGGAATACGCATGTCATTTACTCCAAAGTAAGGGGATCATCTCGACCAGTTTTCTGGTGAGTTCGTTGGCCTGTCCAGCGTCGATCCAGGTGCGCCGGACAGTTTTATCCCCAACGCCTATCGACAGATAGCGTTGGCCGTCTTTCGGATCGTACACAGCCTCGATATGTAAATCTCCGATCCGATCGCGCGCCAGTAACTTTGGCGATGTGGACGCGACCGGAACGACACGCATCACACGTTTTCGATGGCGGCTATCCTGTTCCGCAGATAGGCGATGGCCTTGTCGGCGCGATGCGATTCCATCTCGTCCCACGATGCGACGTTCGCGGCGGCGAGCCATTTGTCCACGGTGCCATCTTCCAGCTTGACGATATCCAGTAGGTGACTGATCTCCGCGCGTTGTTCCGGTGTGATCAGATTGACCGGTTGCGATGGCTCTCGGATCACCGCGATACCGTACATCCGGGCGAAGGTGTCGTAACTGAATTCAAATGTGCTGGCCTCGGGGAACGCGGCGATGCGGGTTTTCCGCACCCGCCCGATCCGGCGTGGGCCGGCTTTCAGCACCTGCACGGCCAGGTCCAGTTCGTACTCAAGCCTGGGCCAGCAGTCGAAGATGGTGCCGATCTGCTCGCGCTCGCCATTGGCGCCCTTGCCCCATTCCGCGATTTCGCCGCAGATCAGGATCACGTTCATATCCAGGCGAACCAGCCAGTTGACCATGTGGCGCATGTAGTTGACGGCGGGCTTGCGGTCGGCGCCGAACTCGTTCTTCTTGCCAGCATCGGACAACCGTTCCGCCTCGCGGGCGATTTCGTTGGCGAACAGTTTGGTCGCGCTATCGATCACCAGCGTCTTGCGATCATGGCTTTCGGTGGCGAGCGCCTTGATCTGGCCCATGACGACATCGAAGGATGAGGCGCCATCGTCGGGACCGAGATAGAGACCACCCGAGGCGCGCAGCTTCTCGACGTATTCCGGTTGCGTGGCGCCGCCTTCCACGTCGATCATGTAAACGTCGGGGAAGTCCAGCGCGAAGTAGGTCTTGCCCACACCAGACGCGCCGTAAACCAGGATTTTTGGTTTGCGCAGCTTGACCGCTTCAGGTTTCACGGCCAGCAGCTTCGATCTCTTCGTCCTTATCGCGGCGGTTCCGTCCGGCATGGGACTTCCTTTCAGGATGGGTATCGAGCAACCGCCGCAGCAATTCCGACACCGTGACATCGAGGCGTTTCGCCTCAACGATCAACCACGCCATTTGCGGGCCGGTCAGCGCGAAAGAACGTTTGGTCACTGTCGCCATGGGAACCATATAGGCATATAACGGAACCCCTGTAAACCAAAAAAACGCGGACCATCCGGGCCGTCCGCCTCGCCCAACACCTCACGGTGTATCTCTGTTCATGCCGATTCCAAAGCGAGCCACGCCTGGTTCTCCGCGTATTCCCACATGTACGAATTGGATGCGTAGCACCACGCGGCGGGGATAGCCTTGAACGAAATCCCGTTGAACATGGCGATCCACCGCGCGCTCATCTCGGATCGAGGAAAGTTGGCCGCGATACTGGTAAAGCCCGCCGCGCGCAGTTGTTCCGGCGTGACCGGCGGTGGTGTCCAGGGCGTCATCGTCCCTTCCTCGAATAGAGGCGTGGCGAGTTAAATATACTCAGTCCCGGTATCTCGCGCGCGCCCTGTTTGATCGCCAACTTCACCGCGGCATCGTTCACCATCAAAAACTGTCTTGGGACCAAATCCGGGTGCGTGATCCCATATTCCCAGTTGTCGCTCAACCCGGCGACCGAGTTATGCACGCTCCGCACCCGCGACAACTCAGGCAACGATGCCGTGGCCCGCGCCTCGGCCTCCTGAGCGGCCTGTAGCGCCTCTATGGCTACTTCCCCATCGCCGCCACGGTCAGCCGCCTGTAGCGCCTCCTGGGCCGCCGCGGCGAGGCGTTGCGCCTCTCGTTCCGCCGCCTCGCGTTCGGCCTTGGCCTTGGCCGCGAGGAAGGCGGCGATGCGCTGCTCGATGATGGGCAGCAGGACTTCGAGGCTGTCCTTGATCCGTTTGGCCATACCATCGATCAATCGTTGCGCGCCCAGGACCGGCTTTTTGATCCGCTCCCGCGTCACGTCGCAATCCGCGATCCCGGCCTTCACCTGTTCGCGGAAGTCGGTGGCGATACCGCAGATATGCTCATCCGCGATGCCGTCCCGCGTGGCCACCAGGAACCGCTCATAACGGTCGCACAGCTTTACCGCGTCCGCCCGATGCTTCGCGTACATGTCGTCGAGGTAATCGGTCAGGAGCGCGGGATCGAGATCGCGCGCCAGATCGAGCGGCGGCGGTTGGTTGTGGCCGAGCGCGATGTCGGCGGCGAGTTCGGCGGTTCGCATTGTGTTCCCTATCAAAATGTCGGGACGTTTCTGATGTTCACCCGCTCGCCCGGCTTCTCGGCGGGATGATCGCGCAAGCGGAAATACTCGGCGTCGGTGCATCGCTCACCATAGAGCCACACATCCTCGACCGGCGCCGACTGGTAGCCGATCTCGGCCTGCAGGATGCCCATGACGGACCAAATCCTTGCCGCGCACCAGGGACCGTTACGAACCACGCGAATCTTGAAGCGGCCCGGTTCCGGCGCGTCGATCCGGCGCGAGGGTTGCTTCTGATCAGCCATCGTCGTTGTCCTCGTATCGCATCGAGCAACCCAGGAAATATCCCAGGGCCAGAAACAGCAGATCGTCCGGCGCGCGATACCCAAAAGCAATCAGCAGCATGTCGAACGCCACGACCGCGACCGGCAACGCTGTCCATCTCATGCGGTCACCCATCGGCGCGGTCCTTCCGGTAATCCAACTTCAACCCCAGCGCCGCGAGGATACGCGGCCCCGGCGGCGCGCGTCCGTGCAGCACTTGGTGTGCGTAGGATGGGCTGAAACCGTGCTGCCGCGCGAACTCGCGCAGGGAGCCGGCGGCGTCGATCCGGTTTCGCAGCAGCGTCAGGAGCGCGTCTTTGTTCATAGCGGAGACGCTAAGCGTTTAACGAACGGCTGTCAACAGATTACTTTTCGGCATCTGCTTTTCGTCGCTCCCATTGTTCAGTGTAGGCTCCCAGGAAATATCCCATACCCATGCTGAACCATGCCGTTCCAACGATAATCGACTGGTCGAGATGCCAGACCGCGCCGATCAGGATCGCGGTAGCGCCAAGTGCCATGAACACGCCGCCAATTTTATGCGTCATGCCCCGTCCTCCGGTTCGCGCCACAGATCCACCTACCGCGCGAGGTCGGGGTCGCACGGCGGCACGGGGCGTTTCCACGCGACCACGTAAAGCCCGACGATTCCGCGTTTCCGCATCTCGTCCTCCGAGTAGGTTTCGTCCGATACCATCGGCGGTCCAACCTCGATCCGCATGTTCGGACGATAGCCGCACCATTCCGGGATGTCGGCCTTCGGGCTGGACGTGTTGGTAAACCAGCCGAGGTTGGTCGGTTCGTGTGCCTTCATGCCGCGGCCATATCATCGAACAGACTGGCGGCGTTGGCCTCGGCGTTCAGTAGATTTTTGACCGCGACATCGTAATAGGATCGCTTGAGTTCCACGCCAACAAAACGGCGTTTCTGCTTCAACGCGACATAACCCTCACTACCGATGCCCATGAATGGAGACAGAATCACATCACCTGGATTTGACCAAAGCAGAATGCACCGCTCTATCAGGTCCAATTGAAGTGGGCAGATATGCTTGTCGTCCGCGTTATCGCGAGCCTGCTGGACGTTGAGCGTGTTCGTTTGCCGGATATCCATCCAGACCGGAGATGCCCATTGTTGCCACTGCTCAACGGGGAACTTCGCCGCGTCCTGTCCCACTGGTTCGGTGTTCTCTCCTGGCGCACGGAACACAAGCACATAATCAGCCATGCCTTGCCGGCTCCTGGTGCTGTCTTTCTTCAGTTGCATATAGAGCAGTCCCAATGCCTTCGTGCGTGTCATCTCAACAACCGGATCTTTCCAAACTGTGACACGAGAATGCAGTATCCATCCCGCTTCTTCGTAAAGCCGGATCAGATGACCGGAAAAGTCCTTTATACCGATCATGCCGTCTTTCCATTTCGTGAACGGTAGATCGGAGCAATGCACGGCCGCCAGCCGCCCCGGCTTCATGATCCGCGTCTTTTCCGCCAGCATATGACGGTAGTGATCCGCGAACCCGTCGTCGGTCGCGTTGTTGCCGATGTCGCACTCCGAATCGGAATAGGTGAAAAGATTCATGAACGGTGGACTGAATACCGTGAATCCAACGCTACGATCTGGCAGTTGCCTAAGCACATCAACACAATCGCCTGAATACGCGACGAAGTTCTCGCCGTGCTTCTCATTCATGCAGCGCACGATACCAGCCATTTTGGTAGTCTCCCGTCAAAATCAGGTTCATATTTCACGCGGACCTTGGACCGCGCCTGTATGGCGCGACGGCTGGCCTCGATCATGGATTGTTTCATATCGGCGTGCGCCTCGGCCTTGCGATCAATCACGCGTCCGATTTGTGCTTCGCCTTCCGCGACGATCAGATGCACTTCGACGGGTCTGGACTGTCCAAACCGCCAGCACCGACGCACGGCCTGATACCACATCTCATAACTGAACGACCGACCAACGAATGCCATTCGGGCGCAGAACTGCATGTTCAGACCCGCGCCCATGATGCTTGGTTTGCTGATCATGACGCGTCGCTCGCCGTCCAGAAACGCGTTGATCGCGGCTTCTTTCTTTTCCGGCGTCATCGAACCCCTGACCTCGATCGCGTCCGGTATCAGCGCGCTAAGGCAATCGGCTTCCACGTCGGTATCGCAGAATACCATCCACGGCTCCGTGTCTTCCGTGTTCACGAGTTTGGCGACTTCAGCGGCTCGGCTTTGCGCGGTCTGCCTTTTCATGGAGTGCATGTTGGTCGCGGATATATCGCTGGCGAACAGCATCCCGTCCATCGGCTTGATTTCTCCAATGGCCTTATGCCGATGCACGTTCATGGGAGGCAGAATGAACCGCGAACCATCGAACCCAAGATCATCCGGCGATGATGCCATTACCGCCCATGACGAGACCCAATCCCAGAACGCCTGACGCGCGTGCCCCTTGAGCCGCCACGTTCCGGTGTTGTTGCTATCGTTGATGAACCACCTGATCAGCATGTCGGATTGCGGCATGATGCCGAGGAACTCGCTATGAGTGCCAAGCTCGACGTGATCATTTGGAGCTGGCGTCGCGGTGGCGCAGAGCCGAAATGGTGTATCCGCGAACGCATTGATTAGCGCGCGAGAGACTTTCCCCGTGAAGTTCTTGAGCACGGAACTCTCATCCAGGCACACACACCCGAACGCGGATGGCGTCAACTTGTCCAGACGATCATAATTACAGATGTTGATGCCCGGTCTGACCTCCGATTGATCCCTTACCACACGGCAATCATAACCAATGGCCAATCCTTCTTTCTCAAACTGGCGTGCGACGGCGAGCGGCGTCAAAACAAGGCCGACACCATTGGACGCGGCGATGGCCTGCTTGGAGAATTCCAGTTGGCATCGCGTTTTCGTCAGACCGGTATCGAGGAATAGTGCCGCCCGGCCTTGACGCAGACAGAATGCCGTGGCGTGCGCGGCGAAGTCGAACAGATGATCAGGCATCGGTCCCGGCTCAATCCCCACCGATTCGGCCCGTGGAGCTTTCGATGCCAGAAACGCGCGATATTCGTCGTTCATGCCGCTCTCTTTCGTGTGGGATATTCATCAAAAACGCGGCGTGCCGCTTCACTAAGCGAGACGCCCCATTTCACGGCAAGCGTCTCCAACATCAGGATTTGTGGTTCAGTCAGGGATATTGTAAGCCGAACGGCTTTCGGTTGTCGCATGTGACTCCCGATAGCATCACATTATCGCGGCGTCAACCCGCCTCCCGAACCGCTTCAGCCAGCACGTTCGGCACAGCACGACACACGCCACGCCAGCCTCAGTGGCCTTTTGTCGGCGCGTGAAAAGGTCGATGGCATCCAGCCGCACCGGCTCCAGGCCGGGCCGGATGGCGAACGGCGGGGCGCCGCACGGGCAGGCGGCGGTGGTGAGGGTGGGGTCAGGTGTCATCGGGCCATTGTGACCTTGCCAAGGCGGAACCCTGACTCGATGGCCTGGTCCCAGTCCACGCCAAGTGCCTCGCAGAACATCCGAACCGGCGCGCCAATGTCCTTGCTGGCGGTATCGAGCAGCGGGCCTTCTTCATGATCTATGCACCAGTATTCGTCTGGCGCCAGCGACGCGGCGGCAGCGGTGACCACCTGTTGATACAACCTGCGCCCAGCGGCGTCGGGATCACGCGGCATCGTTCGGCACCAGGCTCACGACGGGCGCCCGCGGCTTGCGTGGCCGCTTCCTGACCGCGCGCAGCCCCTTGCCGTCCTCGACCTCCATGGCGACGGTGCAGCCGTGCTCCTCGGCGCCGGTGCGCAGCAGTCCCAGCCATTCCCGCGTTCCATCGGGGACGGTGTGCAGGCCGAAATAGTCAAGCTCAAGCGGGAGGGTCAGGGTAATTGTGAGTTGCTTCATGGCGTGGCGCCCCCTCGTATCAGCAGATCGCGCAAACCGTCCTGGTCCTCGGGCGCGCACTCTGAAATGAACTGGCAAACCCCACATCGCTGCTCGGGGTTTGGGACCAGCGTGTGAACAGAGCACCCGCAGGCGACGCACTCGAACGTGACCCACGCATCTTCGCCAATCGCCGGGTCGAACAAGGTCATGTCTTCCCCGTTGTCATCACTGAAATCCCCACGACTGTTTCCTCGTGCCATCCCGCGTCGATGGCTCGCACGGCGTCCTGGGACGGCACCAGATCGCGCGGCATCGAGCGGCGGTATTTCCATGCCAGCCGGATGACGTGCCGCTTCTGCCGCTCCGTGATCCTGTCCAGTGGCATGATTGAGACTGACCGCGCGAACCGCTTGTCTGGATGAGCCGGCAAGAACGCGCATTGCCCTAATGCCTTCCTCATGCGGTCGAATGTGTCGCCATCAGTCGCAGTGATAAGTGGCGACTTCTCGCGGGTCACGGGCGTATCCAGTTCAATCCGGGCTTGTTCTTCCGTGCCCTTGGCCTGGACACGCGCATCGGCTTGGCCGCCTTCCGCACGCCGCCCATCGTGGGGACGATTGTGCTTTCAAATAATGTCCCCTGATTTGGATCAATGAAATCCTGGGTCTCCCACCCCGGCACCAATGACGCTGCCTGTCGCATGATCGAGCGATATCCCTTCGCGTCGATGACGATCAGTTTCACGTCAGGATAGTAAATCCGCATACGCTTGATCTTGGTCTTGCTACGGTCATCCATCCAGCCTTTGACTTCATGGAAGATCACGGCGCCGTTGTTTTCAGTCACACGGAAGTCAGGCAGGTAGCTTCTGGTGCCACGCCTGATTGTCTCGAACCAAAATGTCTTAGGCTCATGCTCCCATGATTTGATATCGCCTCTGGCCCGCAACCATTCCAGGTAACGGGCATAATTAGCTTCCCACATTGAGCGGTAATATGAACGCTCCCCGCCGATGGTTCTCCATTCGGATTTCCATGTGGTGCCTGTCCGTGGCGGCGCGGCGGTGCCATATTTCGCCACTTTGGTTTTAACCATCCTCAGTGCCTTGTCCGATCGTTCCTCTTCACTCTTACCAGCCCACGCGGCTTCACTCTTTTTTCCTATTAAGTCCTTAGACTTGTCAGAGTGATTGTGCCCCTGAAAGCCTTTGGGATGCTCGTTCAGAGCATGCCATTCCTTCATGCACTTTGATGTATTTTCCGCATTATATGGTCGTTTCCGCCAGTAGGTCGTTAAGCCGAGTTCATGGGCTTTTTTCGCCAGGAAGGACGGCCTGCGGCCCATCTCCTTCGCGAGTTCACGTCCTCGACCGGCATCGCAGGCATCTGAATATTCCGCGATAAGCCGTTGACGCTCGGCTTCTGTGAAATGTGGGTTTTTTCCGCCCGCGCCTTCTCCTGGTGCTCGGCGGGATAATCGTTTCCATCTGTCCGACATGGATGCCCGATGCCGGTTCATGAGAAGACCTATTGCCTTGAAGGACTTTCCCATACCCCGCAAGCGTCGCAGTTCAGCGTCTTCCTCAGCGGAGAAATCGCGACGTTTTGGATTGCTCATGCTGACCACGACAGCGGGCGGCCCGTCCCGCTCGGCCGGCAACTCGAATTGCACTGGCGCTTTCATGCTGGCGGGAATTTACGAAACTGCCACCACCAATCCGCGCCGCCGTTGAGATACTGGTGCTTGTGAATGTGGCGTTTCCACACGCGGCACAGCCAGACGGTTCCGGCGTCATAGGTAAACCGAGGGCGCCACGCGAACGACCTGATCCACGGTCCTTTTGGATCACCAAACATGGGCGTGTCGCACACACGCGGCGCCGGATCGTCAGTCATCCTGGCGTCTCACTCTCGACTGTCTTTTGGATCATCTTACGCAGTTCCCTCTCCGTCAGTGTCGGTTCGGGACCGGTGTATGAACTCAATCGTATCACGAGGTTCAACGCCTCCCGTAGCGCCTCGAACCGCGCCTCGCGGCGCACATCAGCCAGTTCCTTCGCTTGCTGTTCAGTGTCCATCCGCTGTCTCCTTGTCGATCAGTTCACGCAGCGCCGTTTCTGCTTGCGCCCTGGCTGTGTTGCCGCCGGCATGTATGGTCAGCACGGCGGCCAACGCCTCCCGCAGCGCCTCAAGCCGGGTCTCACGCTTCAATGCCTCGACGTAGTCCAACACCAGCACGAGGTCGGTGCCGCTGATGCGAGCGGAGATCTCAAGGGCGAGGCGTTCGAGGGGGGTCACGACGTTCCGTCCTCTTCCGTCAGCACTGAACATGCGTGCGCCAGTCCGGACAGATAAATCGCGGTCAAACAAGCCTGAAAGGGCTTTCCCGCGTTCACCATGTCCGCGAAGATTTCCAGACTGATCCTGTCCATCGCCTCGACCGATTCGACGCTCATCGGTGGCGCGTATGACATATTGTATGGCTTGACAGACTTGCCTCTCGCGCTTGGGTGCAACGGATAGAGTGTCCTGGTCATGTCAGTTCATAAATCCTGCGGTAAATTTCGTCCTCTCCGAGTTCAATCCAGGCCGGGTCATTGAACGCATGAACCGCGAACGCGGCCCGAGCGTGATCCAACGTCGTTGCCTGATCACGGCAGGACGGCCAGAGGATATCGAGGTCAATGGCGCGTTGCCTTGCGTGCCAATGCCGGATTAGCCAACGGATCATGCCGACCTCCGCACGAAGTCCAGCAGCGACGTGGGCACCACACGCAGGCGCCATCCCAGTGCCTCGGCGTAGTCCAACACCAGCACCAGATCGGCGCCGGTGATGCGCGCGGAGACCCGCAGCGCGAGGCGTTCGAGGAGGGTCATGCCACCCTCCTGACCGGCAACCCGGCATGGCATCTGCGATAGTGAATCGCGCAATAACTCCCGTCCTCCGATGGCTCATCGCAGAACCGCCACGGCGGCCCATCGCCCGGAAGATACTGG